AAAAGAAATATTAAAACATGGAAAGCAAATTTGCTTTACAAGTGATACATATAAGCCAGGAGTAACATACACTGATGGATCTTATGCACTACTAGTTCAACACTATATTGGAAAGTTGGGTGGAATGATTGTTAATGGTTTCGACCATGCAGTTGAAGTTATGGTTATAACTCACCCAACTGACCATAACTTTAATGTTGATAAAGCAACAATAGTTTTTGATCCTTGGCGTACATACGAAGCCAAAGACCCAAACGTGAAAGTAATACATTATGGAAACACTAGATAAACTTCAACCTCTAGAATATCATACAGTAGAAATTTCTCCAACTTGGGAAATAGGAGACTACGAAGAGTTTGATTACAAAAGAGTAGAGTATGGAGACTTTAAGCAATTAGCAAAATGGAAGACTGCTGGCTTTACACATGATAACTTTACTGGTATGATGTTTAATGACCAAAAAAGTATTCCACAATGGGCAAAGAATATAGCAACAGTATTAGAATGGAAAGACTGCGGTTTTACATTTTACAAAATGACTACTGGAGATATACTACCGCCACACTCAGACCACTTCAACAAGTATAAAGAACTTTTTGGAATAGAGTCAAGTGATGACGTATTACGTGGTTTGGTATTTTTAGAAGATAAAAAGCCAGGACACATTTTTGAAGTAGACCAGTATAGTATGAACTGGCACAAAGGAGGTGCCGTTTTATGGAGAGGTAGAGTTCCCCATAGTGCAGGCAATATAGGATATGAACCAAGATACACGTTACAAATTACAGGACATTATTAATCTAGATATTCTAGAGTTATTAAAGGACTACGGCGTTGGGTGGAATAATCCTTACGACATCATATACGAGTTTGAAAAAAGACTCGCTGAATACACAGGTGCACCTTATGTAGTTACAACAGATTGTTGTACACACGCACTTGAACTAGCCCTACGTTGGTATAAAAAGAGACACCCTAGTCATGTACCTTCAATAAAGATACCTGACCAAACATACCTTAGTATTCCAATGATGCTTGAAAAGGTTGGACTTTCTTTTAGTATTACTGAAGAAGAATGGATTGGTGAGTACCAGTTAGGACCTAATCTTCCTATATGGGATAGTGCTAGAAGATTACAAAAGAATATGTACGAAGAAGAAACGTTCAAATGCTTGAGTTTTGGACACGGTAAACCATTGACAATTGGCAAAGGAGGTGCTATACTATTAGATAGTAGAGAAGCCTATGATTGGCTAATTCGTGCCAGGTACGATGGTAGAGATCTAAAAGTTTCTCCTTGGGATAAAGAACACTACGAAACATTGGGTTTTCATTACTATATGTCACCAGACCAAGCGGCGATAGGTATAGTTAAGTTAGACCAATACAAAGAAACTGCTCCTAAGAAAGTAGCATATCCAAGTATTAAGAAATGTTTCATGATAGGGAATAATAAATGATTATAGAATCACATAATGAATGGGATCCATTAAAGAAAGTTATACTAGGAGATGTGCATGGTGCAAGATTTCCAAAGTACGATGATGTTTTTAATGAAGTTGCTAAACATAGTAAGTGGACAGAAACTGCACAACCAGTTGGACCAATTAACCAAGACATTATTGACTTAACAGATCACGAGTTAAGACAGTTTGAAAAAGTATTAGTTGAACTAGGAATTGAAGTTTTACGTCCAAGACAATTAGACTTTCAACAAACTGTACATGGATACAGATACTTTGCAGATGGTTTTTATAATTACTGTCCTAGAGATGTTATCCTTGTAATAGGAAACGTTGTAATTGAAACACCAGTATTGTTTCATAGTAGGTTTCATGAAACAGAAGCATACCGTGACATTAGACACGAAGCAATGAAGTCAGGTGTTAAATGGATTAGTGCACCAAGACACGCACTACCAGTACATGAAGTATTTGAAGATGGTAAACTTACAGAGAAGACTCCAATCTTTGATGCGGCTAACGTAATGCGTTTTGGTAATGACTTATTATACTTAAAAAGTCAAACAGGTAATGCCGCAGGTGCCCAATGGTTAAGTACAGTACTTGGACCAGAGTACACAGTTCATATATGGGAAGACGTTTATGCGTATGCTCATATTGATAGTACTATCGCGGCACTTAACGAATCAACTCTTTTAATTAACAAACAAAGAGTTAAGCCATCACAGTTACCAAAGTTTTTAAAGAAGCATAAACGAATTTGGGTTGACAGTGTAGAGGATATGGAGTTTCACAAATATCCATATGCTAGTAATTGGATTGGAATGAATGTGTTAAGCATTGATCCTAAAACAGTTGTCGTCGATCCTAGACAACCAAAGTTAATTAAGAAATTAGAAAAAGCAAAGTTTGAAGTTATACCTGTACAACTTACACACAGTCGTACATTAGGTGGCGGACATCATTGTGCAACATTAGATTTGGAGAGACGAGCATAATGTTAACACTAGGAGTTAGTTCAGGATTTCATGATGCCGGATTGGCAGTTGTCGAAGACGGTGAAGTAGTATTTGCTGGACACAGTGAAAGATACAGTAAACAAAAACACGACAAAGACTTACACCCTGATATTATTAAACAAGCATTGTCATATGGCAAGCCTGATGTTATTGGGTTTTACGAAACTCCTTGGCTTAAGAAGACTAGAGAGTTATATGCCGGACAAGGTATGTTTGGTGATCGTTCAAGTACATGGACAACTAAAGGTGCGTTACGTCAACAGTTTGGAGACTTACTTCCTAAAACAAAAATTAAAACATATAGACATCACCAAAGTCATGCGGCGGCAGGATTTCAAACAAGTCCTTATAATGATGCAACAGTTGTTGTTATCGATGCTATTGGAGAATGGGAAACTATTACTATATGGCACGCCGAATATGATGAGAAGATGAATGCAGTATATAAAAAATTGTACAGTCAAAAGTATCCACATAGTATTGGATTATACTATAGTGCTATGACACACAGACTAGGCTTACGTCCACTTGATGAAGAATACATTATGATGGGCATGGCTGGTTGGGGTTTACCTACACACTCAAGTAACATACGACAAGCACTAGTACGTGATGATGCTAACACAAAATTTACACAAAACTTGCACATTGGAGTTGACAATGACTTCTTAAAAGACGTAAACGAATATGAGATAGCCGCAAGTGCTCAAGAAGTTGTTGAAAAACTTATTGATAATGTAATGGCTAGAGCAAGAGGGTTTAACAAAAGTCGTAATTTAGTTTACATGGGAGGCGTTGCTCTTAACTGTTTATACAATCGTAACTTAGGTAAGTTCTTTGATGACGTTTGGATTATGCCTAATCCAGGAGACTGTGGAAGTAGTTTAGGTAGTGCCGCATTAGCATATGGAAGTAGACTTAATTGGGAAACACCATTCTTAGGAACACCTATTGTTGGCAAGTATCCATCTGAAGAACTAATAGACGAACTACAAAAGAATAAAATTGTAGGAGTAGCAAGTGGTAAAGCAGAGTTTGGTCCACGTGCATTAGGTAATAGAAGTTTATTAGCAGACCCTAGAGGTGCAGAAATAAAAGATAAAGTAAATGAGATTAAACGTAGACAAAAGTTTAGACCATTTGCTCCAATGATATTAGCAGAACACGTTAATGAATATTTTGAAATGCCAGACAAGTTACCAACTAGTCCTTATATGCAAGTGGTAGCAAAGTGTAAAAAGCCAGAAGAGTTTCCGGCTATTATACACGTCGACGGAACAAGTCGTGTACAAACAGTAGACGAACACTTTCCAAGTGGTGTCAGAGAACTATTAGAGAAATGGTATGTACTTACAGGCTGTCCTATATTACTTAATACAAGTTTAAATATTAGAGGTGAGCCAATGGTTGATACTAGAGCAGATGCAGATAGATTTGAAAAAGAATATGGTGTAAAAGTTTGTAGTGATGGTGCAGTAAATGTTTGATATTATCTTTATGAGTTACGAAGAACCAAATGCAGATAAGCATTGGGACATTGTAAAGAAAAAGTTTCCATGGAGTAGAAGAAGTCATGGAGTAAAAGGATTACCAAACGCACATCAAGCCTGTGCTAAAATGGCTCGTACAGAAATGTATTATGTTATAGAAGGCGACAATCTAATTAGTGAAGACTTTGATCCAAGTTTTAAACCAGACAAGTATGGCAAAGATGCAGTGTATGTTTGGCGAGCTCGTAATAGTGTTAACGATTTAGTTTATGGATACAGTGGTATTAAATTGTTTCCAACGCAAAAAGTATTAGACGTTGATGTGGATAAAGTTGTAGACTTTACTACTGCAATTAGTACAAAGTTTGTACCTTATCAAGTTGTAGGTAGTACAGTACATTATGATACTGATCCTTTCAATACTTGGAAGGCGGCATTTAGAGAGTGTACTAAACTAACAAGTAAAGTAATACCTGGACAAAAGAACGATGAAGATGATGCTAGACTTCGTACATGGACTACAATAGGCAATGGAGACTTTGGAGACTTTAGTATTGCTGGAGCATTGTCTGGTGCAGAGTATGGAAAATACAACAACGACTATAAAAATATTAATGACTGGAAATGGTTAGAGGAAAGATTTGAACAAGAAACAAATTAACTTTGTAGACGATAATGATTTATTTGGTCGTATTGGTTTACTTACAGGCGACACATTATTCAACGACTTGCGTAAAGCGAGTGATAACTTAAACGCAGACTTTACTGATGCGTTAAGTTGGGGACAATTAAAAAGCAAACGTTGGTTAGTAGACGAGCTAGTTCGTACAGGTGAAGAATTAAGAACTGTATTTGTCCTAGGAGGATGGTACGGTACGTTAAGTGCTATGTTGTTTAATACTAATATGGTTATTCATTACATAAGAAGTTTTGATATAGACGAAGGATGTCAACCTATTGCTGATGCAGTTAATAATACCCATGTACAAAACAACTGGAGATTCAAAGCAGTTATAGAAGATATGCATAATATAAACTATGACGCACACACTTGGAGTTGTTGGAGTACTAAAAATAGTCGTATGAGTTTTCCAGTTACAGATAGACCCAATACAATTATAAACACTAGTTGCGAACATATAGAAAAGTTTGGAGAATGGTATTACAATATACCTAAAGGAAAGTTATTAGTATTACAAAGTAACAACTATGATAAGTTACCTGAACACGTTAATTGTGCAACAGGGTTAGAACACTTTAGTGAACAGACTCCAATGAGTAAAGTTTTATATCAAGGCGAATTGCCATTAAGCAAGTACACTAGATATATGAGAATAGGAATTAAGTAGTGGGATTTAATTTTTGGCAATCGATCCCACAACAAGAAAGGACAATCAAAATGAATGAAGTATTCATCCCCTATAGTTTTAGAACACGCAGAGGTGCTAGAATTACAAATGAAAGATATACAGAAGGCAAAAGCCTTTGGGAATCAACAAAAGAGTTTTGCAAGAACAATGTAAAGAACAAGTATGTTGTAGACAATACTGTTTACGGTAAAGGTGTTCGTGTTGAACTTGAAGATGAAGCAGACGTAGAAGTGATACACGCATGGATCAACAAGAACTCATAGAAGGATTATCTACGAGAGAATTGCAAAAGGAAAGTGCAAAAGCACTAGCCACGATGAGTGCAACCAGTGTTAACATTCATCAGTTTAACAAACAAGCACACCATAATAGTTGGAACTGGTACAAAGCAGTAATAAAATGGTATGTAGAACAACACGGCGACTTACCCAGCAAAGTCGGACCAGGTAAAGATGTAAGGCTTATATGGGAGTAAGAGTAATTAAGTATGCCAGTGCTTGTTTTATTTTAGTAGCAATGGTATTTCATGTAGCAGGTATTACTCCTTGGAATAGTATACTGCAATTAATAGGAGCATCAGGTTGGGTCTACGTAGGATATAAATGGAATGAGAAAGCAATTATACTTAACTTTCTTCCACAGTTCTTTATAATCATACCTATGCTTGTTTATATTTATTGGATAATAAAATGATAGAAGATATGTTTTTTATAAGTGACTTTGAAATACTAGTTTATACACTAGTGTTTGGTATAGGATTTTTACTTTACATGATGTGGAATGAAAGATGAATATAACAAT